TTTCGCTCTTTATTGTCTATGGCGTTTACTTTCAAAACCTTCTGAAAATATTGACGTTGTTTCGCTTACTCAGGCAAAATCATTTGAGTTTGTAAAAAAATTTAAGACAACAATAGAAATCCAGCCGCCATTCTTTATGAAAGAAATAATTGAGGATAATAAGCAGAAGATGCGTTTCAGACATCCGAATGGCTCAGTTTCTACAATTACATCAGAGTCTCAGACAGAGAATGCCGGACGTTCTGATTCACTTTCTCTTCTTGTTCTTGATGAGTTGGCTTTCTATAAATCAGATAGAATGGTTCAGTCGATTGTTTCTGCTGCTATTCCTACTTTAACCAGAACAAGCGGAATGCAGATTTTTATCAGCACGCCGAATGGTACTGTTGGGGCGGGTTCATATTATTACAATCAAGTTCAAGAAGCAAAGATGGGTCTTGACCGCGATACGAAATATCTTCAAATCGGTTGGTGGGAAATTCCTGATGATGAAAATATGAATGGTCCTAAGCGAGGTTATAATAAACAGCTTGCCCAAGCCATTTCCGAAGACTATTATCATAAGCCAGAGGTTAGAAAAAAGTGGGATGATTTCTTCGACCCTATCGGAAAAGACCCAAACTCCAATCCATTCTTAAAATCGCAATATGGCTCTTTGGGCGAGTTTAAGTATAAACAGGAAATTCTTCATGAATTCATAATTAGTGGAGACCGTGTAATTAATCCTGACTCAATGAATAAAATTAAGTTGAAACTTAAGAATCCAATAATGAAGGATTACTTATGCCTTAATGGCGCCCCAGTTAAAGAAATGCATAACTATTGGATTTGGAAGCATCCTGAGCCAGATGGAAAATATATTTGCACTCTTGACCCATCGCAAGGTACAAGCCAGGACCGCGCTTGTATTCAAGTCCTTGATGTAAATAATATGGAGCAATGTGCTGAGTTTTATGGGTTTGCTTCAACAACACAGCTTCCAGGTATGGTAAAAGACATAGCCCGTATTTATAATGATGCTTATGTTGTTATAGAGGCCAACTCAATCGGTGATGGTGTTTTCAACGCTCTTTATTATAATCAGAACGACCCATATGGTAATGTATTTAAGCAGAAGAAATCAAATAATGGAATAACACGTTTTACTGGCTGGATTACAGATACTAAGACAAGAAAGTTGATGACAACTGAGGTGTTTGACTGGCTTACTAATGCCGAAATGTTCAGCCGTCTTCATCTTTATTCTGAAAGAGTTTATACTGAGCTTCAGACATGGATAGTTGATAGCAAAGGAAAATACATTCACGCTAATTCATGCCACGACGACTCAATCATGGCTTTTGCTCTTGCTCTTTACAATCGCGATAAAGCAGTTACCGCCTCTTCTGGAGCTGCCGGATTTGTTGATGAAGATGGTAATTTAATTAATTATGATAGAAAAGATTTTGAAAAGAAACTTCAAGAACAGAGGCAAATAAATGGAAAGGTTTTTGAAGCCGGCAAACATGAAAATGAGCTTTCTTCTATTCTTGATGATGGTCGTAGAAAATTAAATCTAAGTGATACAAATTATGCCGGAATGTATGGTAATCAGGAAGATTTTTCAGTAGGAGAAAGGATGGGATTAGATAGGGCTGTCCAAGAAAGACTTGGGATATCTGGCATGGAAGTTTATAATTTTTTGATAGGCTGATTAAAAATAATTATATATGGATACTCATAGAAAAACTACAGAACAATTCATTGAAGAAGCAAAAAAAATTCATGGTGATAGATATGATTATTCTAAGGTAGAATACAAAAATAATAAAACTAAAGTTTGTATAATTTGCCCAAAGCATGGCGAGTTTTGGCAAAAACCAAATGTTCATTTATCAAACCACGGCTGCCCACATTGTAGGCCTTCAAGAGGCGAAGAAAAAATAATTGAGTATTTAGAAAAACATGATATAAAGTTTTATCATGATGTATCTTGTTTTGATTGGCTTAAATCAAATAAGGGATACAAAATGCAGCCCGATTTTTATTTACCAGATTATAATTTAATTGTTGAATATGATGGTGAACAACATTTTAAACCAGTAAAAGCTTGGGGAGGAGAAAGGAGGTTTGAAGCAGCTTCTAAAAGAGAAAAATTAAAGGACAAATTATATTTAGAAAATAACCTTAGAGTTTTACATATTCCCTATACAGAATATAAAAATATAGATTCTATCTTAACTGAAGAACTTAATCTTCGTCAAGATAATTATTGAGGTAATGATATGGTCCCCACTTTAGATAAAGAAGAGTTGCAGAAAAGAATGGCTCAAGCGGCGAACCCTACTTTAGTTGATAAAACTTTACGTAAAAATATTGGTGTTACTAGCGCTGAACGTAGAATGAAAATGAAAATGGGAAGGGCCATGAAGTCCAAGATTCAACCGAAAACTGGTTTGGAGAATATAGATGCTTAAAAACGGAAAAGAGCAGTTTGATATAAATGATTTTGAATTAACTACGCAGCAAGCGTATAATATTCAGCAAAAAATAAATTTAGCCCCTGAAGTAAATATCGCTGACAAATCAGATGCTGTTTTGTCTAATGGTACCGTTGAATCCAAAGATGACGGCTTAACAAGCATGAACAACCAAAGCTTTACTTTGGGCATGTTTGAGACTATTGGAAGCACTACTGCAAAAAGGTCTACCAGAACCCGTGAGCAATATTATGAAACATACATCAAAATGGGAACTTTAGGGCTTGTAAATAGAGCTCTTGATATAATTGCTGATGAGTCATCCCAGTCTAATGATGAAAATGATGTTTTAACAATAGATAGTAATAATGAAAAAATCTACGATTGTTTAAAAACCTTCTTTTTTGATAAGCTCTCTATAAATACGGAGTTGTGGTCAATATTTAAAGAAACAATCAAGATGGGCGATAATTTCTATGAGGTTACTCTTGATGTTAAAGATGGTATGGCCGTGGGAATTAGAAGAATAAAATATTTAGACCCATCAAAAATCGAGATTCATGAAAAAGACGGACGTGTAGATTATTATGTTTATAAGATACAGGCTCCGAAAAATAAGAGCGTTGTTCTTGAACAGAGGCTGTTCCCTTGGCAGATTGCCCATTTTAAAATTGAGGATAAAGAAACAAAGCCTTATGGTAAATCACTTCTTTTCTCTGGTATAAGAAGTTTTGAAAGGCTTACCGCTACTGAAGATATTTTTCTTACTTATGTTATTTCAAGAACCCCTTCTAGGAGAGTGTTTAAGATTGATGTAGGCGGCCTTCCTCAGCTTGAAGCGCAGAGAGCAATTCGTGAGATGCGCGATTCTTATAGGAGCCAGCAGGTTATTGATGCCGATGGAAATTTAAATCAGATTTCTTCAATTCTTTCGATTACCTCAGATATATTTATTCCTGTTAGAGAGGGTCAGAATGGAACCACAATTGAAACCCTCCAGGGTGATGGAATGAACATGAACCAGAACATGACATTCCTTGATAATTTCAAAAATGATTTAATTGCTAGTTTTAATATACCTGCTGAATATATTGGTCTTGAAGGAAAGGTTCAGGCAGATAGAAGTACTACTCTTTCTCAGAAAGATATTAAATTTGGTAGGTTTATTGAAAGGATTCAGCAGCAGATTATAAAAACCCTTTACAAGCTTGCTACTCTTGAATTGTTCTTTAACGGTTTTAAAGAAGAGGAGCTTCAAGATTTCACTCTTGAGCTTACACCGCCTTCAACGACTAAAGAGATTTCTGAGACTGGTCTTCTTGAGACAAAAATTAATTTGATGTCTCAAATGCAAGGTCTTGGCGTTTTCCCTGTAAACTGGTTATTTAAGAGAGTACTTAGGCTTTCAGATAAAGAGATTGCAGAGATTCAGTTTATGAAGATGATTGAGGACAAAGCAAATCAGCAGCAACAGATGGCGCTTGGTCAAGGTGGCGGAGGAATGCCGATGGGCGGAGGAATGCCAGGTGGCGCAGGTCTTGGTGGAGAAATG